GTATGCGCGTTCGCTTGAATCAGGAGCGGTAGGATCATGAGCACTAAAGGTTTATGTAAAAACTGTGGTTCGTACGGCGAAGTCGGCGACGACGGGAAATGTATCTGGTGTGAAGACACCAAAGAGATAAAACTCAAACAACTTGATTTCGAAGACTTTGGTTTTGAGATCGTGTCGAAGAAGCCAGATGATTCGTATTGTACCAATTGTGGTGCGAAGAAGAAATGGGTCACGATTCTCCAGTCGGTCGGCCCGGAATGGATTTGTCCAAAATGTTGAGAGGCAAACAACTTACCAGACTGCGGCTGTATGGTTCAGCAACGGTCGAAACCACACGCACATGCACCCAGTGCAAAAGAGTGTGGCAACCAATAGCAGCACATAAGGACTTCGAAGAATGTCCTGAGTGCAGGGGGTTTTTAGATGACACTGAAATGGAAACTGGCTTGTGCCATAATTCTCGCGACGTTGTTCAGTCTGGCGCTGTTCGCCGGGATGGCAACGACGCTTAGCGGATGCGACAGCATCGACTGCTGTGCAGCTCACAGACCTTGCGGGGAATACACTCCCGAGTACTGCCCACTACCCGTGTCGAACGGCGACGGTGGTGGTAGCGACTCCAGTGAACCCGATGCCGGAAGCGGTCCGAACTGTGACGGTGGGAATCTCCCACCAGACGGTGGTGATCTCCCTTTAGACGGCGGGCCGGATGCTTTACCCCCAGATGCTGGCAGTCCCGATGCCTCAGACTCTGGTGCTCCAGGTTCCGAATATGAATGCGAACATGGGATTGGGTGTTGTGTGTCGCGATGCGTGAAGTGGCACCGCAACTGGAATGGCCACGATTGTGAGATTTTCTGTAAGGAGGAGAATCGTGACTAAAGAAGAATTCCTATCGTTTCACGACCAGTGCACAGCTAAGATGCGCGCTATAACGGAGGCCAAGGGTCATGACTACTCTTCAGGAAATTATCAGTTCGGCAATTTTGAAGTTGTGGCGGCTTGTGGAATCTGTAGCGCGGAAACTGGGTTTCTAACTCGGATGATGGATAAAATGTGCCGGGTGACTAGTTTTGTTAGTCAGGGAGTTCTTAAAGTTAAAGATGAATCGGTGGAGGATACGCTATTAGATTTAGCTAATTATAGCATTCTCCTGGCGGCGTATATCAAGCATAAGAGAGGCCAAAATGTCCAGAGTCCTAGGTAAGAATGATAAAAGGATTCCACAACTGGTTAAGAAGGAAAAGCCCAAGGTCTACTGTTTTGGGTGTCGTTTCTGCCAAGAGCGGGATACTAGTAAACAGGTCCCTGGCGCTGATAAGGTGTGGGAGTGCACGCACGGCGACAACTCGACGTATGTCGAAACGCCTCTTCAACGAAAACGTGTTCACAAAACATGTGAAGAATGCAATCCAACTAATGCTTGTGTTTTATTCACACCCAGAAGGCGGTAATATGACTGACGAACAGATTAAGAAATACTCCAAAGTTCTCTCCGATGCATGCGACCGATCGAAAGGCAACATCGAACGTATGCGCGACTTTATGAAGGGGCTCCCCGGAATTCAGCGCGATAATGCTATCGCCATGTTCCAGTATTGCATAATCGCCATGCGGTGCATGGGGTACACTATGGACGAGACACTCACCCTCTTCTCTCTGGCGGCGTCTCGCGCGTACGAGGCGAAGGACCCAGAGGCCAAGGGGCCGCCGGTTAAAAACTTCGGACCGAACTAATGTCACAGCAACTTCAAGAACTGCTTCAAGAGTGGCGGGAGGACCCACTAAAGTTTGTCATGGACAACTTTGGTAAGGGCTTCCCCGAAGGCGGCGGCCCCGACGCATGGCAGAAGCAGTTCCTATCTGCGTTGGTGACGCATAATCGTATTGCAGGTACAGCGTCCAAAGGCCCCGGTAAGACGTGCTGTCTAGCCTGGGCCTGCTGGTGGTTCCTCGCCTGTTTCCCCAAGTCGAACATCGCTGCGGTGTCGATTAACGCGGACAATCTTCGCGACGGTCTGTGGAAGGAAATGGCCAAGTGGGCCTTCTTTTCGCCGCTCTTGATGTCGCAGTTTGAGATAACAAAAACCCGGATACAGGCAAACGATGCTCCGCACGAGTGGTGGATGTCCGCGCGCGCGTATAGCAAGGCCGCCGATTCGAACCAACAAGCGGACACTTTGGCGGGTCTTCACTCCGACTACATGATGTTCGTTATCGACGAGGCCGGGGGTGTTCCGGATGCGGTCGGCGCAGCAGCCGAAGCGGCCATTGCAACCGAGGGCGGTAAGAAACTTTTCGTTCTGATGGGCAACCCCACAACCCGCGGCGGCCCTCTTTGGCGCGCTAATACCAGCGAACGAGATTTATGGGTCAATATTCGGATCAACGGGGACCCCGACAACCCGAACAGGTCGTCTCGCGTTAACAAGAAGTGGGCTCAAGACCAGATAAACAAATATGGCCGAGAGAGCGCGTTCGTTAAAGTTAACGTGTTTGGTGAATTTCCCGAGACTAGTCTTAATGCCCTCTTAGGGTCAGCCGACGTGCAAGCTGCGTTTCGTCGGCGTTTCGATCAAGATGCCGTGGATATGGCACAGAAGCGAATTGGCGTGGATGTGGCGCGGTTTGGCGACGATCGCACAGTCATCCAACGTCGTCAGGGGGTCCTCGCTTTGGCGCCGTTAGAGTTCCGAGGTCTACGGTCCAACGAGGTCGCCGCCCGAGTTGCTCAAGTCTCTTCCGAGTGGGGTGCCGAGTTAATCTTTGTTGACGACACTGGCGGGCACGGCGGTGGAGTGGTAGACTCCTTGATCCAGGCCGGGCTTTCCCCCATCCCGATTAACTTTAGCAGTAAACCCCTAGACCCCCGGTATCTCAATAAGAGAGCCGAAATGTGGTTTTTGATGTCAGAATGGGTTAAAGACCGAGGCGTTCTACCGGAAAACCATGAACTTGCTATGGAGTTATCATCGCCTATATACGATTTTAGCGGTGGGAAGTTTAAGTTAGAAAGTAAGGACGATATTAAGTCTCGCATTGGTTTTAGTCCCGACGTAGCGGACGCTCTTGCCCTCACGTTTGCTTTGCCGGAGTTGCCTGGGCGCAATTCACTTCAAGGAATGAAATCCGTAATGAGCGGGGCAATAAAAAAGGAATGGGATCCTTTCGATCCCGGGAGGCCATAATGGAAAATGTTTTTAGCGGTATTAGGACGGCCACGGTTGACGATATTCCGTGGATTATCGGGGAGTTAAAGGATTTCAGCAAGTTCATCGAAAGCAACGCGTCGAAATTCCCCTCGGAAGAATACGCAACAAAGACGCTGAAAGGCATCATCGAGAACCATGTGTTCCTGATTGCGTGCGAGAATAACCTACGTGTAGGTTTTATAGCGGGGTTAACCCACCAGAATTTAATGAATCCAGACGTAACGTTGCTTACGGAACTTATGTGGTGGGTAATCCCATCAAAAAGACATACTGGTGTTGGTACGTCGTTGTTAGAGACTTTCGTTAACGTTGGAAAAGTGCTCAATGCTGTATCCTATGTTACGGTTTCACTTGAAAATAATAGTCCAATGAAGGATAATATACTTACCGGACTCGGATTCCGGCCCGCCGAGCGCACATTCGTCATGGAGGTTTAGGATGCCAGTCTTTGGGATTACAGCCGGAATTCTTACCGGTCTTCAAGTGTCTAACGAAATCGATCAGGCGAATGAGGCGAAGAAAGAGCGCATCCGTCAGCAAGCTCAGCAGGCTTCGTTGCTCGAACAAGAACAGTTTAATCAGCGAAAGAAAGAACAACAGAAGCGGCTTGTTGAAGCTCAGGCAGAGTCTACGGCAAAGATCGCGGAGAAGCGCGCTTTCGGCGTCCAGGGATCGTCACTCAATGCCTCTCTGGGGGTTGTTGGTGGAAATGGCAAGGGCTCCATTCTCGGCGGGGATAGCGTTTCTTTGGGTACCACTTATACAGGCAAGAAATAAGCCATGCAGAATTTATCACGTAAACAGCGTTTCGAACAGAAGCGCATGGCAATGGAGAACGAACGCAGTTCGTTTATATCTCATTGGCGCGACCTGAATGATTACTACATGCCTCGTCGTGGGAGGTTTACAACTAGCGACGTAAACAAAGGCGATAAGCGTAACCAAAAAATTATTGACAGTACAGGTACTTTCGCGATGCGCACGTTGCGTTCCGGAATGATGTCAGGAGTGACATCTCCTGCGCGACCGTGGTTTCGCCTAACAACCCCCGACCCGGGGAATGCCGAAAGTGGACCCGTAAAGGATTGGCTCTATGTCGTTACCAAAAGGATGGAAACTGTTTTTGCTCGTTCCAATCTTTATAATGCCCTTCCCATTGTTTACGGTGATCTTGGCATATTTGGCACTGCGGCGATGGCTGTCGAAGAGGATTTTGACACAGTAATACATTGCTCCGTTTTTCCCATTGGCAGTTACTGCATTGCCACCGACGACAAAGGCAAGGTTAATACTTTTTGTCGCACATACATGATGACTGTGCGCCAGATTATAGACAAATTCTGCAAAGACTCAGATGGCAAGATTAATCTAGAGAATGTCTCCGACAACGTTAAACGTTTGTGGGAAGCCAATATGGTGAACGAATGGATTGAAGTCGTTTACATGATCTGCCCCAACGACGACTACAACCCAGGCAGTTATCGCTCGCAAAATAAGAAGTTCATCTCCGTCTACTACGAATCAGGTGGTGGTTCGAGTTCTTCTAATAACTCCCAGCACAACCCTAACTTCTCAGCGGGGGTAGCGAATGAAAAATACCTCCGACAAGGCGGCATGGACCGCTTCCGCATTCTTGCTCCCCGCTGGGAAGTTTCAGGGGAAGACATCTACGGCACAGATTGTCCCGGCATGCTTTGCCTCGGCGACGTGAAAGCATTGCAGACTGCGGAAAAGCGTACTGCACAGGCGATTGAGAAAATGGTAATGCCCCCGCTCGTAGGCCCTGGCAGTTTACGCAACGTATCGATCTCGTTGCTACCGGGGGATATCACGTATCAGGATGCACGCGACGGACAGCAGGGATTGCGACCTATCCACGAAGTCAACCCGCGCATTGTTGAGTTAGAGCAGATGAAAGAGAATATGCGCCAACGCATTCGCAAAGGGTGCTTCGAGGATCTCTTTCTCATGCTGTCCACTTCTGATCGCCGCGAGATTACCGCTCGCGAAATCGAAGAACGACACGAGGAAAAACTTTGGGCCATCGGTCCCGTACTCGAACGGCTGAACACTGACATGCTCGACCCGCTCATCGATATCACATTTGCCGACATGCTGAAGCAGGGGCTAATCCCAGATCCCCCCGAAGAACTCGTTGGCACCAGCCTGAAGGTTGAATACGTCTCCGTCATGAGCCAGGCGCAGAAACTTATCGGACTCAGCAGTGTTGAACGCTTCACGCAGTATGCGGCGCAAGTCGCAGCCGTGAACCCCAATGCCCTCGATAAGGTCGATGTTGACCAGCTAATTGATGTTTATGGCGATCTGACTGGCGTACCCCCAGGCATCATTGTTACGGATGAAAAGGTGCAGGAGAAGCGTGACGCGCGACAACAGGCCGCGCAGCAAGCTGAACAGATGGCCGCCCTACAACAGGGTGCACAGACGGCTAAAGACCTATCTCAAGCCCAAACGGAATCACCCAGTGTTCTTAGTAACCTCTTAAAAGGACAAGTCTAATGAGCAGATTTAAACGCATGGCAACGTATGTTGAGTCGTGTAAAATGTTTTTATCCTCGATCGATTGCGAGATTGTTCGTTCCGCGGAGAACGATCAGATTCTCCGCGACATCGGTCACCTGGAGAACATGCTTGAGTCTCTTCAGAGTGAAGTTTACGCCCAAACTCTAATGGAAGAGTTACGCGAAGACGACTGGGTCGATCTCGACGAAGTTGACTGGGGCGACGACGAAGATCTCGAACTGGAGGAGTGCGATGGCGATTCTAAGTAATGCTGCGGCACAGGCTGCACTGACCGCTATTCTCACCGAGCTGAATGGGCCCGGCAATGCGTATCTGCGTTTTTATACGGGAACGCCTCCTGCCGACGCAGACGCTGCTACCACAGGCACCCTGCTGGTGACATTCGATCTCAATAGCGCAGACGGATTTGGAGCTGTCGGCGACTTGGCCCCCGGGGCTTATTGCGATACAACCGCGGTTGTCCCCTTAACAGTAGCCGCAGCTGCCACCGGCACCGCTACGTATTTCCGTATTTTTGATAACGCCGGGTTAGGGGCGTGCGCAATCCAAGGTACTCTCGGAGAGGGAACAGGGGACATACAATTAAACAGCGTCAATTTGCAAGTTGGCGTAAACGTAACTCTTAACAGCCTACGTCTCGTTGTACCGGAGCAATAATGTCACAAGCAACGACATCCGCGCGGGTAGAGTTCGACCCCATGACCGTAGATGGGGAAGCAAGTTGTGCTAGCATTACGCTCGCAGATACTGTAACATTTAGTACATTCGCGGTGACGGGAGATGTATTTGTTCTCGGGACAAGAGTTGACCTAACCGCGCAGCATATCAGCACTGCGGAAATGACCGCGATACACGTTAACGAAGTTGAATGTGAGGCGACTGTATAATGGCAACATACGTACAGATGGAAGACGAAGGGATCCTCCTCAGCCTGACAGTATACCAGGCGGATGGGGTAACCCCATATGACTTGAGCACAATTGACGTGAACACACAAGAGATGCGTCTCGGACCCCCCAACGGCGACGCAGCTATCGTCGGGACCAACCCCCTTGCCAGTCTGCCTGGTGGTGGTCTAGACGGAGTAATTACCTATCAGGTTCAGCCGGGGGATTTATACATGGAAGGCACCTGGTATCTGCAAGCTTATTGGGAAGAGGGCGGTAACGCCCGCCGGAGTACGGTCGCAACTTTTGACGTTTATTCCAACGTGGAGTAGAGAAAAATGGCACAATTTACAGCAGCAGGACAAAAATCTACCGCGCAACTCTTGGGGCGCGACCACACAGTTGCGGTTACCCTAGCCGACGGCGCTGGCGTTTTTGCTGGTACGATTGAGTTACAGGCTTCGGAGGATAACTTCGCGACGTACACCGTTATTGATTCGTGGACGGCCAATGCCACTGACGAGTTCAAAAACGTCGATAGTTTCGACCTGCACGTCAGGCTGATGTGTACCGCCTATTCCGGCGACCCTATGACCTACACCCTGACCGTTTCAGAGGCCCCCTCTGAACAACCTACGTTTCACCGTAGTTCGATTATCGATCGCCGCGGTAGAAC